GTCCCAATCCCTACGTTGCCGGAGGACAATACCAACTGATTGCTGTTGACATTCAGCCCATTGGGCGCAGACACCGCTGTCCCGTTGATCGTCAGCGTGTCAGCACTTGCGTCACCGAGTGTGGTGTTGCCACTGAATGATACAGATGGACATGAAACAGATATTGAGTTTGTAAATACTAATGATGTAGCGTCTGGAAAATTTACTGGACTACCATATATAGTCATTGAAGATCCAGTAACACCAATAGATATAATTCTATTGTATGATATCCATGCAGTACCATCCCACTGCCAAGACTTACCATTGGCCGTGTATACTTGTCCTATTGTTGGACTTGAAGGAAAATCTAATGCAGCCATTAATCACTCCATTAAGAGTTTGTCAAAGTTGTAACAGCATCAACCCATTGTGATGTTGTTCCATCATTATAATAAACACACAATGTCCCGCGTGTGCTGTCCCACCAAAATGGGTATGTCGATGTATCTACAGGAGGCACATCACTCATCCATATTGATCCTGTTACACCTGTAGGCCCAGTTGCTCCAGTGGGGCCTGTAAGCCCTATTGGACCAGTTGGGCCTATTGGACCAGTTGGACCAAGTTGGGTGTACATAACCTCAACTACTGTTAATATTATACCAGGGGAGTCTGGTGCGGCACCATCAGGTATTGTTTCTATTGATAATCCAGTATTTGTTCCTGACCAAAATATCTGGACATAGTCTCCACCTCCTTCTGCAGAAGTTGCTACAAAATTAACAGTCCCAATTAACTTACCATTTGCACCACCATGCGTTTCAGGTATATCAAAGATGCTTGCTGAATATGGGTAATCAACTTCGTTATATCTGAGCCATACAGTTGCTGCCTGTATTTGCGTGTCTGTGTTAAGGAATTGAATTGAGAATGTAAATGAATATGTAGCTTGTTGTGAAAATGTTATTTTATTCCCGTCAACAATTGTAATTCCATTATATTCATTTGTTGTATTTATATTCACCACTTGTGGTGTCGCAACAGCCAAAAGTGGCTGACTAGTAGTATCGCAGAATGATCCATAATAACCATATGCGCCACCAACACCCGCGGGGCCAGTTGCCCCTACAGCCCCTTCTGGGCCTGTTGCTCCTGTTAATCCGGATGGCCCTACTGCTCCAGTATCTCCTGTCAGACCTGTTGGGCCAATTGGGCCGATTGGTCCAGTTGCACCAATCTCTCCTTGAACACCTTGAATACCTTGTATACCTTGAGGGCCAGTTGCACCAACCTCGCCTTGAGGACCAGTTGCACCTGTGTCTCCTTGTATTCCTTGGATTCCTTGGATTCCTTGTATACCAGTAGCTCCTGTTGGGCCTACAGGGCCTACAGGGCCAGTAACACCTATTGGGCCAGTGGGCCCAACTATTTGGCCAGCATCATACCATTCTGATCCATTCCATATAAATAGATTTCCTAGATCAGTTACAATCCATGCATCATTAGGATTATTACCAGTTGCAGGTAAATCAGCCTGTGTGGGAACTTCCCCTTTAAGGGTAATTGAAACACCCGCTGGGCCTGTGACTCCAGTTGGACCTGTCTGTCCAGCTTCTCCAATTGGGCCTGATGGACCAGTTACTCCAACTTCTCCCTGAATGCCTTGTGGACCTACAGGCCCTGTTACACCCTGTATTCCTGTTGGCCCTATTTCGCCTTGTGGGCCTGTTTGGCCAATAGGGCCAGTTGGCCCTATATCTCCAGTAGGTCCTATTGCACCAGTAGGCCCAGGTTCGCCTTGGGGCCCAGTAGGGCCAGTAACACCTTCTGGACCAGAAGGACCAGATGGCCCAGAGGGGCCTGAAGGACCAGTGGGGCCAGGCGGCCCTTGTAGTATGTCTCCAAACTCAACAATTATTTGCGGCTTCTGTACAATGTTTAGATTAGACATTTAAACACCGCCCAATATAATAGTAGGCTGTGGGCCTGTTACATGCTTAACAACCTGTACTATAAAAGTTGGTATGTAAAGAATATTTCCGCTATAATCAAATCTTATATCACAGTACAAAGTTCCAATTGGCCACTGTTCTGTATGCTCAGCACTCTTGAAAAGAAGTAATGGCCACTTAGTTGATGGCTCAACAGGAGCATTGAGAGTGACATCAAGAGCTTCAACTAAAACTCCAGCATTATTTCTAATTTCAGAGGTAGCAGTCCAAACGCCATCAGGCAATGATGCATAACCCGCTTGTGAGAAAGTTGCGCCCTGCTTTATATAAATTGTTGGTGTTGGTATCGCCATATTAATATCCCCATGCAACCCAATTGGCTGATGTGACACCTCTTACTTGAGGAGTTGTTGTTGAAACAATACCATTCAGAAATGCATATGGGGCAAAGATTTTGATCTTATCATTTGTGCTACCTTGCCCAATGGCATAAGGTACACACCCATTGCCAACATCTGAAACAACACCGCCAATATATGTAATTGGCCAAGGTATGGAAAGATTAACATTGACAACTGCTGATCCAGCAGGAATGTTGGCAATTCCGCCCCATTGTATGATTAACCCATTTGCTATTTTCTGATAACCTTGTTGCTGCAAAGCTGCTGAAAAGTCAGCATAAAATGTCTTTGCATCAATCTGCTGTTGTACAGAATATTGTACGCCAGAAAGATAGCCCACTTCCGCTGAAGTTGCAGTGCTGGTACTTAGATTGCCTGAAGAATCAGTTATAACTGCCCTAGACTGATTTAGCAGAGCTTGTTTCTGCATGCCAAGCGGGTTGTATAGTCTCCAAGTAGAATCATAAGAATTATACACACAGCATATTGGCGTATTTGCAGGGAGCTGTCCAGAAACTAAATTCGATCCATCTGCATTTCTTATATTTCTGGCACCAAGCCCATTAAGATTAAGAGTTGGTGATAAACTGCTATTTGAATTCAAAGTCCAGAATATACACATCATACCTGTGTAATATGCAGTTTCATGCTGTGGCGTATTTACAACATATGCATTAATTGCACCAGTGTCTATTCCTGAAAATGGCTGCACAAATTGGTTATATGTAGCAGCAGTCGCTTCATTCGCGCATAGATCATTAACATTCCAAGAACGTGCAACTGTTCCTTCTCTACCCCTTGCAACTGTAAGAGAATCAGATGATCTTGATGTCACGTGCACAATTTCAATATCTGTATTAGGTGAAGCAGCACTGGTTATTGTCAATCTAAAAAATTGATCACCAGTTGGGCTTGGAAAGCTGCTTCCAGTTCCTGGTGCAATATTTATAGTTGTTGCACCTGCATCTATAGAATTTGCTAGCGTACTATAAGCATTATTGGCATATAATTCAATAGTTGTTGCCATAAATATCCCTTATGTGTTAATTGTTACATTATATGCAAATCTAAATGGTAAACACAATATCCCTCCTTCCACTGCAAGTTGAAAATAATTAGCAACTGGATTTATCGCATTATTAACAACAATATTGCAAGTTGTTAGAGGTGTTGTACCATTATCAAATGTTACACTTATATCTGGTGTAAATGGCGCTGATGCATCAGCACCTTCTATGCCAGCTAGGAATCTATATATCCTTCTTTTCAGCCAAGGTATCGAGAAGTCAAAACCATCACCTTTATAAAACCACCACGTTAAAACCTTTTTATAGATTTCATCTGGGGTATTATAGTTTACAGAAGTTTTGTACACTTGAGTAGAGCCAATTGCAGAGGCTATATTCGGAGTTGGTATTTGTGCAGACCCGCGATGCTTTACAGCAGCTATTTGGCCAAATGTTGCATCAATAGATTCTGATTGAAATACCGGCCTTTGAACTCCATAAATGCCTTCGCCTGCCCAATCAAGAAGATCACCACTCAATCCTGTATATATAGGAAGATTGATATTATTGAACCAATCAAGATAATCTTGTGCCAAACTATTGTATGCATCAATTAATGCAGGGAGATCCTGATCATTCTGATACTGAAAATACAAATAACTTGGCAATATACCAGTTACATTAGTTACAGAAGTTGGAAGCATATCAACCTCTTACAGTTGTTATATCTTCAGAGCCAGCATAGAAATAGCCTTCTTGATCACCAAGAACAATTCCAGTATCAGTTTCTGGAGGAATTATAAAACCGTCAATATATACAAGAACTTCAATATTAATCACATATGCAGGAGGCAGCACGCTTTTAATTGACTCTTGGAAAACATATTGGATCTCATATATATTTATTGGTTGCCCAGGTCCAAGCCCATTAATATAGTCTGCTATTGGTTGTGAGCAAAGAGAGTTTATCGTCTCATTGCTTATCAAATTTGTATTGTTTGTATTCCATGTAATCTGAACTCCTGCAAGTTGCTGTACTGGAATGATAAACGTCAGCACGTATGAATCTGGAACATCATATATTGTAACATCAACAGTTGTTCCGCCAGCCGTGGCACCACCTAAGATACCAGGGTCACCACAAGATTGCCATATTGCATATGCAACTTCTTGGGGATCTCCACCTTTAACTATCACCTTCCAAGTATCTGACCTTTGTTGAACAGATACCAAATGGCTGACAACTCCTGATACATTTTTAATATAAGTTTTAATTGCCTGAGCCATGCCGGTTGCAGCAATTTTACCAGCATCCATCACTGCCTTTCTATACTCCTCAGGCGTTTGCGCCTCTTGAGGAGGAATTCCGACTGCCGGGTTATTAACACTTATTATAACTCCGCTTGGGATGGAAGAAACGATATTTATTACAGTATTAGCTGGAACACTCCATGTCCCGCTGACAGAGGCAATGCAATATACCTGTTCGCTATATCCCAGAGAGTTTATGACAGTTGAGCTCTGTGTAACATATTGGTAACTTCCATCTGATACAATTACACCAGCATCAATAACATATCCAGGAGTACCAGAAAACACAACATTAACACTAACATTATCTGCTTGAGATTGGCTAACTCCATATATCCTGCCAAGCTGATTTAGCATAAATAGATTTGCACCATAAGGTGAAATGCTATTTATTGTTTCAACTCTTGCTTGATCTATAATTGTAAGTGCGCCAACATCAGTTGATACAATATCTTCAATTAGTGTGCCAGGCAGATTTGTAGTTAGCCCTGGATTTGAAGCAGTAGCAATATCAACTAGCTGATCGCGGAGAACAGCAGGTGATGTTGCAACAGCGCCACTTTCACTCATTATCACTGGTATAGACATAATTAAATTGGAATTGTAAGAGATATTGAAGAGCCAGCCTGAGTTATAATCCCAACATTATATACAGGTGTTGGAGATCCATATTCATTTACAGCGTTAACTTTCTGAACTCTAAGCATTGCAAAAAATGAAGCATATCTTTGTTGCATCAATGAAACATTCAAATCAGGAAATAGCTGATTTAACACTGATTGGATAGCTGGAATGCCATAGTCTGCATAAAATGGAGATTCATTTGTCTGTAGTTGGAGAACTTGTGCAAATGCAGTTACATATACTCCATCATTGAATCCAGAGGAATCAGTAGACACCTCTTTCCAGACATAATCCCCATTAATGTCATATTCTCTTCCCCACACTCTCATTAGTTTACCCCTCCAGTATTTCCCGCTCCTGGCTCTACTCCAGAGTGAGTGTGTGCCATATACTCTTCTCCATTTATTATCAGCGTACCAGTAACCTTCACCTCGCCATTTGATATTTCAATGCTTGAATCTCCATTAACCATTTTTGCCATTGTTTGGCTTATAATTAATGTGCTGTGAGTTTCTTCATTGGAATAATCAAATAACACTACACCGTCAGGCCCATATATAACTGTAGCATTTGGATTTGGCGTTTCAAATTTATTCCTATTCATAATAGGAGCAAACATGAGCACAGTATTCAAATTTGATGATGGTGAAAAATCAGGTTGCCTAGATTTGCCGCCAGATATTGATATAAGATCAGTATCTGCTGAAATAGTTACGCCTGGATCACCTACTTGTATTGGGTACCTAATATACTCCCAACACATAACAGGTATTGTTATCTGAGGTAGATTAAATGGAGTGTTTTCAACTTCAAAATTAACAGTAACTAACCCCTTAACATTATCAACTTCGACAACAGTGCAAGGAATCTGAAATCCATCCCGCTGTTGCGCTGCATCTATACGATAGTCAACAATTGATACTAGATTCTCAGCAACTGGAAACCTCTTTGAAAAATCCATTATGGCAACACCTGCATAACTGAATCTTCTTGATTGTAGTACAAGATGCTATTGAAATATCCATATAGCATATTAATGTTATAGTCACTACTAATCAGCGCAGTATTCAGAATTATATTGCCAGATGAATCATAAATAGCAATATACAATCTCTGTGAAAAAGCCATCCAATAAATTGATGCACTATATGAATTGTCATCAAGTTGCAGATTATATTGCTGGGCCTTTTGGCTTTGCTGCTGCACTACATAATTAGTCATTATTGGTAACCAAATACATTCTGTGATGCTTTCTGCATGACTCCGCTCCAGTTTAGTGACCCACTAGCATCAGGAAGAAAAGTGCCTCCATCAGTGAGTAAACTAGTAGCAGCGTTTTCAACAGTATTGAATCCTGGAAAAGTTAGAAGAGGCTGAACAAAATCCCATTGATATGCCCATTGTGATTGATTTGTTTCATCAGTTGAAACATCAGATATTTGCGTCAGCAAACAATTGGTGTATATCCATGAAGGTGTAACAACTATATAAGTTCCGCCTAAATTTGTATGAACATCAAGCATGGATTTCATAGCGGACATAGTAGCCAGCTTTGTTGGAAACGGAGTTCCTTGTCCAGCTGGAGCCACCATTAACATGGATACATTTAGAGGCTGCTGGATCTGTGCATTAGCAGCAATCTGCTGCGTAAAGAATGGGTACATCGCAACTTCATTCTTTATAAGAGTGCTTCCAGGGACTGGTCTAAAATTAGCAAAATACTGACTTGGCATCTCGCCAGTTGTCGCCAAAGATGCAATCTCTCTTAAACCTACTGCTTCTGTAATGGCGATAATTGGCATATACCCGCCAATAGAATTCGCAATTCCATTGGTCAATATAATTGGGCTTGCTTGATTGGCAAGAGAGAAAATCTCAGAAGTTGCTGATGAGACAAGGCTGCTAAAACTCATGCTTTTATAACACCAACTGAAGTTAAATAAGTTGCCCATCCCTGGGCTGAGTCATCCCTGAACTTTCCAATATGCCTGACTTGCTTGATTCTTAATTCTGCAGTAGATGCAGTTAATGGCTTATCCTGTGCGCCAGCAACTGATCCTACATTTTTGGAAATAAGAGTGCTTATGTTTGGGAACTTGACTGATAATGGCATCAGCAAATCTGCCCTCAGCGGATGTATTGATTGCACATCCAGGCCTTGTGGGGAGTATATTGATGGCTGTCCAATAAAATCTTCAACCTTTAATTGAACTATAGAGCTATTGGAATAATCATCAAAAATAAGAACTGTATCAAATGATTTAAAAATCATATTGACGCCATTATATTTTTGAATCTGTCCACTTATAGGTGGATTGACAATCTTTGTTGTGAGTCTTTTTAAATATTTGCTAAAATCAGCAAAGGTGGTGTGCTGATTAGTTATTGCGCTATCTGTATTATTTTTAATTCTTGGATCTACATCACCAATTAATTTAAGTCCAAGAGGTGATGATAATGTTTCTTTAACAGCATCAATAAATGATTGGCCAATCTGCCAATTAAACAAATAATTTTTAGGGCTGTTTGGAACACCAGTATCAGGTAAACCAATATCAGGATTACCAACAACAGTAGGAACAATTATGAAGTCCATAACCATTTCAGTGCCCATATAGTTAGGGATACACGCTTGTACATATCCAAAACCTATAGAGCCAGATTGCTGCTGATTTGCTAATTTAAACCCATTAAAGCCATTGTTTATAAAACCGCCAAAGATTTCAACCTTGGTCCATTGATATGCTCTTGCTTGCTGACATATTTCAAGCGGGACATTTCTTATGCGAAGGTGAGTTGCTGGGCCTATATAATGGCCCATTGCATTTACAATATCAAATTCAACTTCTAGTGCGCCTGGGTTTGGCATACCAAACTGATCAAGACTAGTATATACATATGGAATACGGCTATTGTATCCAGAGTATATAGTTCTAGTGAATTTGATTGTATACCATCGCATTAGTAGCCAAAGCCCCCGCCAAAGAGTGAACCAGCAGTCCTCATGCTCTGGACCATGATATTTGATTGGTTATCGCTTTTTATTTTGATGTCTACATTAGCATTTCTAGGAACACTACGAATTACCGTACCGGGGGACGTAGAATCGTCTAGATTAGACGATAAATTATTCCCTAGGCCCTTACCCCTATCGCCTCTTTCCTTACGATCTCGGAGGTTTTCTAGGACTCTCCCTTTTCTCAGAGAAGGGGGAGTATCCTTGTATGGAGGTGTTCCGTGCCAACCTTCAGATGAATCCAAAGGATCAGATTTATTTCCGCTACCTTTAATGTGTTGTTTTACTGCATCAGCAAGCATCTTGCCAACACGCTTCTTTTCAGCACCTTCTGGCAAGCTATTATAAATATCACGAAGATTATCAATATCTTCACTTGTTATTTCTGATTGCTGCAATCCAGAGAATTCAGATGGCTTGGCAGATTCAAATCTTTTGCCCATTTTGATTTTTGGCTTTGACGGCCAAATATCATAATCAAGACCTTTGTTCAAACTTCCTGGTACATCAGGTGGTAACCCGCTGAGTGCGCCCTCATTTGCACTAGACTCATCAATAAGGTGGAATTTAATCATCCACTCCTTTATTGCTCTGAACACTTCTTCAGCATCACTAGCTGCTTTTCTAATATCATCAAATGATGGGATCAAATCTTTTAAAGATTTACCAAATTCAAGGGCGCTTGAAAAGGCAGCATCCATTTTTTCAGTTGCTTCAGGGAATTTATTTTGAGCCCACTCATGGACGAAATCCCACGCCTCTTTTGCTCTGTCTAGCGTGTATTCCCCAAGATCCTTTGCATCTCTTTTCAGGATTTCAAAAAATTCTTCCTTGCTTTCTGACTGGAATAATTCATTAATCCTATTGATAAATTCAACAACACCTTCAAGTGCAGAGTCAATGGCATTTGCACCACCACCCTTTTCAAACCCCTTCTTAACAGTATTGATAAGATTTTCAACAGGAAGCAATAGCCTAGTCATCTTGTTCTGGATAGCAGTCTCTGCCCCTGCCATACCAATAGCACGCTCTGTTTCAAAATGACGCCATGCTTCTGGATCTTTTAGCTTGGATGAGGATTCATATCTGCTACTAGTGTCTCTTATTTCTGAGTATTCTTTTTCAGACAGATTGCCTATTCTAAGCATATCCTGAACACTAAAGAACTGGCCTAAGCCAGTTGCACCTAGTGTCATTTCATTTGCTCCCCACCTTGGGTTCCTGGCATAATTTCTTGCCAGGTCAGTCATCTTCCAGGTGAGTTCTTCAGTAGACATAGACCTTGCTTCTTGCTGCGATATACCAGCAGTTGCAAGACCTAATGAGAATGGAGCAGCCCTAGCAGAAGCAATTCCTGAAAGTACATTTCCAGGGTCTGCTAATCTTCCATATGTAGCATTAAGTCTAAATATATCATTAGGGTTGATACCAACGGCATTGCTAAAGAATGAACGCTGTGTTATTGCTTGGCTAGAGCCAATCATCCCTTCAAATGAGAACATGTCAACAAACTTTTGAAGAACGCCTGCAGGACTTGTCATCTTCATCAGTAGGTTGCCAAAGCTATTCAGCCCTTTAATAGCAAGGTTGAGTGCCATGTTAGCCACATCCCCAACCATTCCAACACCCGCGCCAAGAATGGATGTGGTTCCTTTCCATGCTGCACTTGAAACAGAAGATCCTATATTCCACATATAGGATGGGCCATCATCTCTATTCCCTCCATTATTTGGAGGGTGACCTCCTGGTTGCCACCCCCTATAGTATCCAGGATTGATATAATTATTGCCACCACCTCCGCCTGCTGCTGCAGCATTAGGAGTATAGCCTGCATTGAATCCACCAGGGCCAGATGGCGTTGATGATCCTCCCATGATATAAGCAGGATTCCAATTTGATCCGCTGAACTGACCACCAGTTGGTTTTACTGTGTCATCAATTCTGCCAGTATTATGAGAGGATGATTTAAAGTATCCGCTGAGGCCGTGGACATCACGAGCAGCCTTTTCAATGGCCTCTGCACCTTTTACTTCAATTTCAAGAATGCTTCTTATACTGCTCATTAAAGAATCTCAATCTAAAATTATCGATTATTTCAGAACAGATGTGTCCATATTTCCAGTAGGTTCTTCCGTGTTCGCAGTCGTCAAAGAAGCGATCACTTCCGAAACACTCAACGATGTAAGCTCCAAGCTCATCGCTGGCAGAATCCCCGATAACCACGTTTTCATCATCGAGGGGAAGGTATGACGTGATAGTATAATAAAAAAAACGATACGATTAATGACCTCATCTTTAAGATCATTAGATATAGAACTTTCTGCCAGCATCTTTGGTTGTCCACCAGTAACTACAAAAGTTGCTGATGCTATGCTGGACAGAAAGTCCTGAATATCATTTTTCTTGTTGTATGTTTCTGCAGAGTTCAGTAATATCTTTTTAGAATAAAACATAGTTGCAGCCATACTTCTCCCGCTTGTCATCTCTTCATACGCATCACGGAATACCTTCCAATTAGCTTCAAAAGCAGCGGAAGATACAGGTGTAGAATGAACAACAAACGGGTTGCCATCCTCATCCGTGAGGTGCATGACCATGTTCAAGTCAGGATTGAATCGCATTAAAGACTCCAGAGATCATTCGAGATGTTGTAATAACCAGCAAACACAACAGCAAAATCCGCTTGCCTGCCAGCCAGGCTAATCTCCTGCCAGTTAACAATAGTTGCATTGTTAAGTGTGAATGGATCCATAACATCAGTATCAGGAGTGATAGTGATGTTTCCAAGCCCAGGAGAATTTTTAATCTGAGAGATATATGCAGATGATAGAGCCAGCGATTTAAGAACCATTGCCCTAACTTGGATGATCTGATAAGGCTCTTCAGAATTTACAGTAGATGCCATTCCCTGAATAACAGTGGTAACAGCAGTCTGAGGTGTAATAATAATACCTTCAGCACCTAGGTATGGAGCAGTGATATTAAGAGATGAATTTGAAGGCACTAGAATAGTGCCTCTAATCCTGTTAATATTGCCAGGAATCAAATTAGGATTGGTAGGCATTTTCTACTCCTTTATGCAAATTGGGTAACATTAAGATTAAAGACAATCTGCTCAAAGCCATACTGAGGAACGTATGCAGCCTGCAGACCGCCATAAAGCCCATTAGCATAATCAGAAGGATTCTGACCAGTATACAGGCTAAATGGGACAGCATTGATAACAAAGTTCCCTCTATATTTGCCAGTGCTCACATTAGTGGCAAATACATTAGGATCAAGTGCAGTAACAATTACCTGGCCAAGAGCAAGGCCAGTTGAGATCGCTCTATTGGCAGTATTGACTGCAACCTGCTGCAAGAAATTAATGCCATCCTGATTGTAGTACAGAGGGGATAGCGGGTTATTGCTACCATTGATTACAGCATTTGCAATATCTTGATTAAGATGAATCTGAATCCAGTCAATGCTAAACGCAACATTCGATGGCGTTCCATCAAGATTCTTACCAGGAACAAGAATTGTGTTAGTGATGCCGCCTTCCGCGCCAGTGGTGACAAAATTAATATTGCCATCAACAAACAGGTTAATCTGCTGTTGCGATAGAGGCTTATAAGCAGTTACTCCGTCAAGGAATGTATATTGACTTGGCGGAAGTTTGTTAGTAGGTGTTGGATCAAATGCGGTAATATACTGGAAGAATGATGCGACATCAAGCTCAGTTGCAGGATCTGCATCAGGAGACTGAATCATGAGGAATGTGTTCCTCAAGGTATCATAACCAGCCCAGCTTTGGTAAGTGGATGATCTTACAGGCATATAGAATTTAAGAAGTGCTGTAAGGGAATTATGCCCAAGAAGGAATGTGTATCCTTCTGCTGCATCTTCATCCATGCCAGTAAGAAAACACCAATTGTAAATAGTTTCAGGATTTTGGTCCAGATACACTTCTACAAAAGCATATACATCCGCTGGGACAACAGTATTGGTTTCATAAATGTAATAGCCAACCTGAGTGTTCCCTTGCGCCCACCACGTCTGATCAAATGCTTTGATGTAAATCTGATTACCAATTAGCAGAGATCCAAGAACAGAAGATGCGCCAGGATCATCTGAAAGGGAATAATTCAGAGTATTGTCATTGTATGACGTTGCAGTAAAAGTACCATTGTAGCCAGTGGGAGTCATCCCTTTGACTTCAACAGTAGTTGTCTGCCCAATAGGAATTCCATGATTGTTAGTAGTGGTTACACTAACAACACCTGCAGTCCATGAAATGGAAGAGATGTCATAATCAGGAGTGATATAAAGATCAAGATCCGAAGGAGATGCAATATATTGAGTAAATCCAGTCGGCACTTCAGTGCCGCCCATTGAGACAACTGCCGCAGTCTGCTGCAGCTTATTAGGCTCAGGCGCAATAGTCTGAGAGACATTAAGCCTGACAATCTGATTGTAGTAATTATTGGCCATTTTATACCTCTTGCGTTAAATGGCAGTTACGGAACATTTTCCATCAGGGATACAGGCAGAACACTCTCAATATACTCAAGAGCATAATTATACACTGCGTGCTGATTATAGCTAATATCTAATTCAACAAATTTCTGCTGTGCGATAGTATTCAATTCTGATTGAATGTGCTTACCATCAGCCACTCTTATGCCATCGCCTATTATACCAAAACATCCATTCTTCCATGATTGGGCAATGATGTATTGCACATAATTCTGAATATCAGTATTGTTCAATCCATACACAACTAATTGAACACTATCCTGCATCAATTGCCAAGTTCCTTCTGCATTATACAAAGGTATCGGTTGAAGAATTGATGTAGAGGTCTCATCAATGTGACAAGCTATATATGGAGGATGTACATTTTCAGGGACAAGATAAGAAGGATATATTGCTGCATATTGGTTCAGTGAAATCCAAATAGGCAAGCTATTTGAAACAATTATATCCTTGCTATTAAGAATGTCAAGGCTATCAACAATCTGACTCATCATCTGAGGATAGACTGCTTGACCTTCATAGTGCCATAGATTGGCTTGCTGATAATAATTTTTATGACTAGAAAAGCTGAATAATAAATTTTGGAATTCACCAAGATACATATATTCAGGCTGTAAGATGTTAAAATCAGCTATCTGTGTACCAGTAGTGAAAATAACATTTTGATATGCTATAGTGCTGGATAACTCTTGTTTTTGATCTGAATAATAATGAAATGATCCAGCTACATCAAGAATTGGATTGACTTCATTTTCATCAAGTAGAGAAGCAAGAACCCAAAATACAAAGCCGTCATAAGGGAGAATGACTCTTTTGTATTTTTTGAATGTGACAACTTGCTCTTGGCTAATTATGCCAAGGCCAGACTTTAATACAGCCTCTAATGAGCTATCTGGAATGCCTTGATTAAAAGTTGTCATTTACGCAGTACTATTTGAAGTGATCTTCTATACAATCCAGTATCAACAAAACTTGGTCTAGGATAATGCTTTCTTTTAATCTTTCCCTTTCTTGTCAAAGATCGCTTTGTAGGAACACCAGCAATCTTATTATCAAATTTTTTGTTAGTTAATGCGTATTGAAATAATTTAGTAGATTTTTCAAGACCCATAACCTTTGGGTAAGGCTTCTTCCTCATGGAGTAAAACAAAAGCACTTCTTGAACTTCCTTAGCAATTGCATCAGCATACATATTGCTAAATAATTCAACTATGCCATAATTGTTTTCAATCCATTGAGCAACCCATTTAACAGACTTTCTATTTTTATAATATCCAGTTTTTACCTCAAAGGATATTTTCATTAAGCAATATTCAGCAAGCTCAAATTTCCAAAACTTTGCGCAATTTGCATATATGTCCTACCATATATGGTTTTCAAATTCTGCAAATTCTGCAAAGTCATATCTTTAAAGAAGTCAGGGACAAACAAATCAGTAGATGTAGATTCATCTTGTGCTCTTTCAACTACACCAGGCACTAATGCTTTAAGTTTATATTGCTGTTGGTATCTTGCAAAATAATCTTGCCCAGGCTGGTCAATAGCATAAGTAAGAAGCGTATCAGCAGCAAGATTGTACACTGCTGTTGAATATAAAAAATTTTCAGGAATTTGAGGAATAGAGCCAATCAATGGCAAGCATATATTTATTGAATAATTATATGAAAATGATATGGCCCAATTATCATCAGGAAGAATGGTATTATCAATCTGCATTATGTCGCGGATAAATGTCAAAAATCCAGCTTCTGTTGGGCCACTCATATTATCAGTCCTTTGAGGAGAATTTCTGTTTGACCAAAGGCTTGCTCTTGCGAGCAGTCTCCTTTGGAGTCATTTCAGTGATTTCAACTTCAACTGCTTTAACACCTTCATTAAGATCAGGATTCTGCTCTACAGACTTCATCACAGCAATAGCGCTGCGTTCTTTCTCAAGCTGAATTTGACGAGATACAATATCTTCATTGATCTCATCAACCATCTCATAAATATCAGCAGGCATAGGCTTTTCAGAGTACACTAGCGCAATCTTATTTCCGCTACGTTTTGCGCTCTTTGCCTCAGAGACACTAACCATGCCATATCTTTTATGGTGATCAACGACATAATTAAATACATCTTCAGATACACCATTCAGAACTTGCATCTGACTTCCAGCATCAATAGTGCGAGTAAAAATCCTTTCACCCTCAGGAACCCTCCAATTAAAATTGTGAGACTGAGTAGTTGGATTCAATACATACAAGTCCATCTTTTTACCTCATTAAAGATGATGCCCAAATAAAATGCACTGGCAGGGGTGAGGGCTTACCCTTTTCGATGCGCTACTCTAGCCAGTGCAACATGTTTTAGGCGTAAGCCATAGACAGGATAGAAATGCCCTGTGAACGGATTGCCCAGCCCGGCGTACAACGAATCTCAGAAACAGTGCTCAGTGCTCCATCAGGAAGCGGAGAGGTGATCTCTTTAGGTGCAGCCATATCAGACAGCATCAGAGTAGTTGCATCAGTGCCAGGGGTGAGAGTTGCAAAGATATTGGTGTTCGGCTTGGAGCCAACATACGGGGTCTTGATTTCCGGGATAACCAGAAGAATAGCATCCGTACCACCAGCACCCTTGCCAATAAGGGTGTCATCATAACACCACTCAACAGAGTCACCAGACCATCCAATAACTCCTTCAGTAACACCAGCAGTGGAAGTGACACCAGCACCAGGAATCTGATACTCAGTGACAGATACAACGCTATACATCCACTGGCCAAGGCAGCGCTGCGGACCAAGCACAACAACACGAGCAGCAGTCCCCATCTGATTCATACGAATCTTGGCCTGGACAATCTGCTTAGTAAGATACTGTGCCATTTCAGCAGGGCTGTAGGTAACAACAGTGGTGTTACCGCCAGTATCCGCTGGTAGGGTATCAGTGAATGCTCCAGGAGTATTCAGGAGACCTTCACCAGTGTTCTGCGGGTTAAAGCCATAAAGCAGGCCATTACGCATTCCAGTGAAAATACCCTGACGCATCGCAAGTCGATTCGCCTCAGGAAGAGCAAAGCCCCAATTATTTGCAGCAGCAATATCATGGTGATCATAAATAGTACGATTGCGCAGCAAGTAAGTAGGTGCAGAAATCTGCTGTGCACTTACAGAGCAAGAGGGAAGCTGATTTCCTGCATTCTGGTTTGCCTGATATGCAGACTTAACATTCAGACGCTTGATGTATACAGCCAGATCACCTTGTGCCATCTTGGGAGCAATAGAGCCGCCAGCTAGTGCACTAAATGCACCAGACGGCTGCTGATACTGCATGATGATTTCCGGCATAGTAAATGACGGATGGATCTGAACAAAACCATTAGTAATATTTGCCATTATTGTAACTCCTTAAATCTGAATGACAGCAACATTGGCAGTAGTATTCCAAGTTGCATAACCAGTTGCACCATCATAGGAAACAATAGCACCGTTGGTATCAACCTGAATAAGCGTTGCGGTGAATTCATCAGTGCCATTACCAGAAATGAGCTGGCCATTCACAAAATCCCAAGAAAATGCCTGAGGATTTGAGGAGCCTGCCAAGGCAATAATTGCAGCAGAACACTTAACAACAATACGGTTGTTAGTACCTTTGCGAACAAAATTAAAGCTATTTCCAGCAACTGCCGTAGGAACAGGAGACTGAGGAGTGGTAGGAACGCTGTAAGAACCATTGAATACAGTGAAGCCAGAAATCTCCGCTGCAGTGGTTGCCAGAGTCAGATTCGAGCCCATGTATCCAGCTTCAGGAGTAGCAGCAGGAGTGCCTTCAACAATAGGCAGACCACCCCAAATTACACCAGTCTCACTAGCATCAATGACACCAGCCGCAAGCTGAAAACGTCCAGCAGGATCAGATTGAAGATCACCCTGCCAGAAGCCATTGGACTGTACAGAAAAGCTATCCTGTACATTAGTAACGGCAAAAGGATTGAAAGTCGTCATTTGTATAACTCCTTAATGTTTGATTACGCCATTAAATACCGCACCAGATGAGAACTGTCCCATCCAAGCACGCGGATCACTATTGGCAGAAGGAGTGCGAACCATACGACCAGCATCATCCCGCGACTCTACCAAATGTACTCTCCCTTCTGCCATAGGCGGCGCCTTGGCATAGGCCATTGCATCTGCATAAACAGCATCTTCAATCGGGTTGAAAAGCTCAGCATCATTAATTTTGCTTATATCAACATTCTTGAAACGATCAGAGAACTTAGAGAAACGAGAAGCAAGACGCTTGCGGTATGAAATCAGCGCCTCTCCCATCATAGGAGAAATGCCAGCAGTTTCACCAAGTGCCATCGCAACAGAATCTGCACGGGCCTGTGCCTGGGCAAGAGCTTCAGTATCAGCAATCGAACGCTCTGAAGTTTTCTCATCAAGGGAAGCAATGCGTGCTTTCAAAGATGAAATTTCATCAAGCAGAGAGTCTACACGAGAATCTGCCTTTTCAGCTTCATCAGCGGAATCCGCTTTTGCATCTGCCTTTTCATCTGCATCAGCCTTCTCATCACAAGAGTCTGCATCATCCTTTACATCTTCATCTTCGGCTTTGGAATCGCCTTTGACTACATGCTTGGTTTCCTCAATCTCTTTTTCAACTTCTTTCTTTTCTGCCTTATCAAGGGCATCCAATCGATTGTTGATTTCATCATGCTTTGCATCCATACGGACTTCAAAGCCACTCAACATCTCCTGGATTTTATCCAAAATCTGCTCATCCATGTTTTTATCCTCAAGTGAATCTAAACGAATGCCGTCAGGCTCCCCTTTGTCCCATACACCATTTAAGCAAACAGCAACATGGTCTAAGTACACGGGCTTGCCTTCTACCAATAAATCCCCATGCTTTATTGCAGAGGAGCCTATCCGAACAGCTGGCGAAGTTGATAATTGCTTTTCAGCCATTAATTCCGCTGCTCTTTCGTGATATATGCGGGCTACAGTCCATACCTCATCACCTTCAATATAAGGTAGGCAGGATGTGCCAATAATCTGTTTCTGGAATGACTCTGTATCTAAAAGTTTATCTTCAGGGTGTTCCCAAATAACAGGGAGCCCATTACAGCGTTCAAGAAAATCATTCGTCAAATAATCAGCCGGGCTTTTAAAAGCAATTTCACCATTGCCTCTAACAGCTATCCCAGATCCAGTAATCCTTAAGGCGTATAGCCAAATACCATCATACTTCTGAGGGGATGGAATAGCACCATCGCGGATGTCTTTCATTACATCCAGCTCAGACCTTTCTTCTGCGTCTGGATATACTTGTTTGATTGCCTCGTGGCAACCTGGGATCATAGGGTGTGGAAGGCTTTTGCAATCAAACCATTGGGCTGCTACATGCTCATCACTTATTACAGGATCAAAATAATCATTTGCAATATATGCATGAAAATTTACCCCGCTCTGTCCGAATGAGCCAAGAAGCCTTGGATGAATAGCATTATAACCAGTTTCTTCTAATGTCTCTCTAATTGCTGCATCATAAGCAGACTCTCCTTCGTTCAAAGAGCCTCCAGCAAATCCCCAATTACTAGCAAATGATGAAGCATCTCTTCTTCTTTTAAGAAGAAGTACTTTGCCATTCTTGTGGACTAGAATGCCTGCAGCATCTGATTTATGCTCTTCAAACTTCTTGCCAACTTCCTGAGGAATGCCTACTTTTTCAGCAAACTCAGGATTATTAGCAACGCCTTTCATAAGGCGCTCTTGTTCTTTAGACTGGTAAGGCATATAATTCAGACTCTGCTTTTCTACGCCTTATTAAACCTGCAAGAACTTTACCTCCTGCTTTATTCCATAGCATCATTTTAGAAGCTGCCAATTTATAATTGCCAGCTTTGTGCTCTCTAAGAGCAGATGATTTTGAAAAGGCTGATGGGCCAATGTTGTAGCACAGGCTAACAAATGCTGAAAATTGATTCTCATTCGTCGGTGCAGATCCAACAAGTTGGAATACTCGTTTTTCAAAAAAGCTCAGATCATTAGCAAGAAGCTCATCTGCTCTATCTTGGGTGATAGTCAAACCTCTATAAACATCCGCTCCTGTATGTCCATACCCAATAGTCCACACGCTAGCAGGGCATAGGTAAGCAGTAAGCTTGCACCCTTCAAACTCTTTTACAATATCTAGACCAGCTTGATTTATTTTCATAGTCTATTTGTAATAGCAGTTATTCCATCGCCATTAGTATCAGTCCCTCTTTTACCCGCCTTGTGCGGGGAAAGCTCTGATCTTCCAGGTGCATGAGGCTTCCCACGCATTCTGCTCATCCCAATACCAGCAGGCTTGTTCCCGCTCATCACTCCAGGTATGGCCTCTCCACCCATAGAAGCATTCTGCTTAGCAATAATATCACTTTCCTTGGCGATTTCTTCTGCATCTAGCTCAAGACGATTGGGGAATAGGTTCTGTGCTTCATTAAGATTGGCTGTGGTCCAATCGACAAGTCTCGCCAGATTATCTCCTGAAAGAGAAGGTGCTAGTGTATTATACACTTCTAGCACAGATGTGTATTGCTCTTTCTGCATCAGAACAAGCTCTTTCTTTGTAGGCTCAAGAGCAGCAGGCCATTTTGTTCTAAAAGAGCGTCTTGCCTTTGAGAAGAATTCCTCAAAAGACATTTT